CGAACCGCTTTTTTTCCAATATGACGTACCATTATCAACACCTAACCAAAAACCAAGGTCATTGAAACGGATACCCGCTATGATTTTGGTGTCTGCACTTGTAACGCTATGAAATAACGCCGCGGTGGTCGTTACATCGGAATTAATCCAAGCGGAAATAGTAAAATCCCCGTTTAGTGATTCGTCTAAATCCGTTCCTAAATCAATGTAATCGGTCGACCCGTTAAATTCTGCGGAGCCTTCTACTGGGAATGTTAGTCCTTGTGGTTTAAATGTGTTTGCCATAACGAGTCCTTGTCTTACATATCTACCTATCGCTCCAGTGAAGGATACGATAGAGTTTATTAAGCCTAACATAGCTTTATGCTATATAAGCTAGAACTCTACCCTCCGTAACCGAAACACTACTAAACAATCCGTAAATTGTAACACCAGTAGGTATTTCAACTGACGTTAGGTTGTCACCAGCCTCAGATACAACACTTACTACAGCATAGTCAAGTGCAGTGATAGCTCTATAAAATTCTCCAGATGTTCCAGTCCCTGCCGCGCCAATAGAACGGAATCCTTTCTGACCAAGAACTTGGCGCTGGAAGTTAGGGGTTGCATTTACATTTTCGTAAGACATTGTGTCAAGTTTTAAAAGTTCAAAATATTCAATACGCTAAGCGTCAAACACTTAGCAAAGATAATAATTATTGCGTTAGCATATCTAAGAGGTTCTGACCCTCATCAGTCAGTTCACCACGTTTACCTTGACGCTGAGAAATCATCTTAGACTGCTCTACAGCCTGCTTCTTCACTCTATCGTCTTTAGCCTTTTCTTTTTTATCCTCAAGGTCTTCTCTGAATTGCATATCCTGCTTCTTCATACCCATCGTAGCTTGTGTCTTAGCCCCTTCAATCTGACCCTTAAGTTGGTACTCCAATTGAAGTAATTGAGCCTTGGCTTGAGCGTCTGCTTGAATCTCAGCAATCTTAGCTTGACTCTGCATCTGAATCTCCTGCATCTTACCTTGGCTAGATGCCTGTGCAGTCTGTTGATTCATCTGAGCCTGCATTTGCGAGTTCTGCTGTGCCATTTGCTGTTGCATACGCATACGTTTCTTACGACGAATGATAAGCAGGCGCTCGGCTTGGTCGACATCTTTAAGCTGTCTTACAGCCATCGCGTCCTCTAGGTCAATCTCTTTCTGAGCAAGAGCTACTTGAATGTTTTGCTCTAAGTATGCTTTTTCAGTATCATCCATTTCTGTCTGAACCTTAACGCCAAAGTTGTACATCGGTAAGTCTCCAAATGAAGACAACACCTCCATATTGCTCTTACCGATAGCTCTTTCGTACGCTTTAAACAATACAGATTTAGTAGGTAGAATTTGAAGACACTTAACAACGTCCTCGCATACCCTGCTGTATAAGTAGACAGCAGCATTAGTAATATCATAAATAGCATTATTACCAGCTGCAATAGCCTGCTGTCTTACACCTACCAACTGCTCTCCCTTAGGAGACGTACCGTCCATTACTTCATTAATACCTGTCGTATCACGGATAAGACGGAGATTATGGTTATAGATACCGATAAGTTCATTGATGTTCCTAATACTATTGTCCAGAGACCTAATTGGAGGGTTTTGGAATCCACCTTCTGGGTTTTTGCTGCGATAGTAGAATACACCTGTTTGCTCGTAGATGTCTTGTATATCTAGCGGCTGTAGTTCACCACCTTTACCCAGCTGTACGTTTTCTAATCCTTCGATGTCTACAATCAATCCATCAGGCTTCGCCTTAGCGATAGACTGCTGGAGTTTTAAGTGGGAAAGCTGCAATTGGTCAGCAAAGCCGATTACAGAGCCTACAAGAGACTTAGGCATCATTCTGCGTAAGTTCGTAGCGACTACTGAATAAGACAGCCTAGCTTTTGTTAAATCGTGTGCATTCTTAGGTACATTTGATTTCTGTCCGTATCCGAACATACATCCCGTACCTATAATGTAGCTACCTCCGTATACCGTCTGAATGTTCATATTCATAGGTTTACGGTCGTACACTGACTCTTTAGGAGGCGTGTACTCAAATCCTTTGTAGTAGAAGTTAGTGTTGCCAAACTTAGAATCCTTTTCTTCAAACATCATATCGTCTGTAGAGAGGAATTCAAAGTCCATAATCTCTACGATAAACTCATCGTACCCGTATGTTGTACGGTCTAGAGTTTCATCGTAGTATTTGTAAGATAATTTATCTGCTCTATTCTGGTACTTATTCTTTACCCCTTGAGCTATCTTTTCGTACTCGTCTTCTGTAAGCTCATCACCAGCAATACGCTTAAGTTCTGAGATGCTAATTTTCTTGATGTGTCCTGCGTAGATGAGGTCGCTAAACGTAGGGTCTTCGGTGTAGCTATGGAAGAAGTATGCTGGGTCGATGTATTCTTCTTGGATTCCATAGTTCGGGTCGTTGTTTCTTTTAACAACACCCATACCGCAAGTAACTAAGTCGTTAACTGCTCTACGGTATACACGCTGGTCAAAGTCATTCCACTCTAGCGTAATATTGGTACCAACCTGCGCTGCAATCTCTGCAGCTGTCTTAATGTTAGTATCCATAAATATCTCAGCCTCTTCCGTAGTCTCTGGGATGCTATTGATGTCTGTACCTATATCTACACCTTGCTGAGACAATTCACGGAGCATCTCTCTGTTTTTGACTTCAAACATTTTCTTTGCTCTTTCCTCGTCTTTTTCTGATTGAGAAAGTGGGTCAAGGGCTTTAACGTTTGGGTAAGGCTTTTTAGATAGAATGTTATTTACAACAATCTTTACAAACTTAGGAACGATAGGTACTGGAGACCAGTCAAGGTTGAGTAACGTACCGTCCCCGCTGTTTGGGTCCAAAGAGTTTAGAATCTGTTTGTATATAGAAGTATCCTGTGTACCGTTCGCGTAATCGCGATTGGTTTCAAAGTCTTTAAGTCTACGTCTAAACAAACTTCGTTCGTCATCAGACTGCCCCCACTGCTTTTCAATAGCTTGAGCGTACTTGATACCGTAAGACTTGGATGTCTTTTTAGAATAGTGTGCAAATGGGTCGGGAAAGTTTCCATATTTCCCTTTGTCGTTGTTATTATCGTACATATAGCGTTTCGCAGAATACTTCCTTGCAAATATACGAAAATAAAGACCTGTGTTTTAACGCCTTATCTCCTTGTTGTATCTGCGGAAGAATTGCTTATCATTAAACGAGCTAACCTTTTTCTCTTGTTTGAATTTTTGTGCTGCTAAAAGGGCTAATCCGGAGCTGATAGTAAGGTCATACTTGGTACGGTTGTCTATCTTATAACCAATCCAATCCTCTAGTGTGCGCTCAAAGTACATTTTACCCATCTCTCCAGTTTCTGAGTTCACACCTACGTGCTCTTCTACATAAGCCTCTATAGCCTGTGCGTGGGATTGTATCACATCTACAGAGTTAGACGGAATACCTCTAGTCTTAACATTTGCAGCAGCATTAGGTGCTTTTAGATGCTCTGGGCGCTTCATAACGTACTCTTCGTATCCCCTTGACTCAAAGTACCTTACGATTCCATACTTGTTGTTTTCTATCAGCAGCGGGTATCCGTAAAATACCGCTGCCATTAGGATGTCTTCGTAAAATATTCTTGCAAGAGGAGGGCGAGAAGCATACTCAGCGACAAACATATTAGCAGGAGCAGACATATTGAACCTGTTGTAAAGGTGGCAAGCACCTTTTGAACCTCTGTTATCTGTTGTAGAATCCAAGTCATAACTATCCACACCGCCTACGCCAATATGGTCATTAGCTGGGTGTCTCTTATTGTGTTTAATTACGTATTTATTTTGCATCTCTGGCTTTGGGAGCCAAGCGATGCGCCATCTGCCCTGTGGATTGGGATTAAACATAACCTCCTTATCCTTAGCGCCTTCTTTCCAGCTGAAATTACCGCGAACTACGGGATGTGGGTACAGCTCTTGATTGTACTGAATCTGTTCGTATATCTTACCGATATTAAAGGTAGAACCTTCAATACTATCACGCATTGCCTCATCAATAGTAAAGGGAAACTGGCGTATAAATTCATTCAGCTCCCTAGCATCATTCTTTAATGCATCACGTTCATTCTTGAGATAAGTCCTTGCGCCAATGTCTACGTAGTCCCCGTCAATAGTCTGTACAGGCTTTTCAGGGTCATCCACAATAGGGTTTCCGTGCTTATCGAAGAATCCTTCAAGCGATTCATAGGCGGGTATAAATAGTCTATAAAGACCAGTTTTTGTTCTTCCATTGGCATTTCTATCTTCTGGGTCTGAATCTCTCCATATCTCCTTGTACTGGTTACCACCTTTATCCATAGGGTTTACCGTAGAACCTACGAGTGCCTTACCGATAATCTTACGACCTACGATAAGGCAGGTTTTCTCAATGCGCCACGCTTCACGTATATCCGTAGGGCGTTCCCACTTACCTGCCTCATCTAGATACAGGATATGAAGCTTCTCGCCATCGTATGCATTGTTCGTAGTGTTCTTCCAATTGATAATGGTATTGAGTGCCTCGCCCTTGTTTGAGGTTTTGTTCTTCTTGGTAATACGCTTAGAAGGCTCACGGAAAGCAAGCTCCATCCTTGGATTAGTCGTACCGTCCTGTATAGGCTTAAAGAAAAATGGGTAAGACCTAAACATAGGAACTACCTTCTTCATAAAGATGTTTTCCTGTGCGTCTTTACCCGTCTTAGACTGTATCCCTAATAGCTTATCTTTTACTTGGGTGCCTTCATCTACAAGTATAGCTGCCGACATATTGGTATACCCCGAACGTCTACACTTCGTATACATCTGCCCTATAGAGCGTGGGTCGGACTCACAAGCCGCAAAGTGAATAAACAGCCTCCTCTGGAACTCAAGATACGAGGCATAGCCTATATCCATCTTGCTCCATTGTAGCATCATATAGTGTCTCCCTGTAATATAGACAGGCTCACCGTTATTGTAAAACCAAAGACCGTTACGCCTGCGCTCAAACTCCTTCTCGATGTACGGAGAAAAGCGTTTCTTAAAGTCCGATGGCATTTCGTACCACTCATCCATAGAGCGAATCCTCTGCAGTTCTGCTGGCACAGGAAGTCTTTCCCACATTTGCATAGCAGGCTTCCGGTCATAAAAGAGGATTTCTTTTTTAGCGGGAGTCTTGGGAAGCTGAATATCAAGCCCACCGATGGTGAGGATTTCACCCTCCGTATCGTTGGGACATATGTTAACAACGTAGTTATCATAGTCTTCGTTTTGTTTGAGTCCAGCCATTTTATTTAATTAATAATCCCAGTAACAGAATATCTGATTACTTGGAGAACTTCTCTGCGAATCCTCCAGAGTAGTCTTGTTCTTCTTCAATGCCTCCTGTCTCTCTGAGTTCTCTGACCATCTGTTCAAGTCTCTGGTATTCAATGAGCAGTTCTTTTGCATCTGTTGCTGTTTGTTTAATACTCTGTAGCTCTGCTTTACGCTGTGAGCCAGAAAGCTCTGCGTCTACAGGCTTTCTTACTTCGTCAATCATATTATTGATTGCGACCTCCATAGAGGCAAGCAATCGTGTCGATGCTTCTACGGTGGTAAACTTACGCTTCTTTGACATACACTAGCTCTGTTGTTCTCATACGGTAGGCTTTGCTGCCGTCAAGAAGTTCCATCTCATATTCTGAATTCGGTCGGTAGCCCACCAAATCACCAGCGCTAGCGCCAATCCATTCTGAGCCTTCCGGCATATGTAGAAGCTGTCCTTCTTCTTTAGGTTCTTCTTTGAGGCCAAGAATAATACCAGAAGCAGTTGTCTCTTCTTCCGCCTTAGGTGGGGGTGCAACAAAACACCAATCCCCAAGCATAGTAATATCGCCAGCTTCATCTTCGATTGCGATAGCGTGGTTTCCATATCCTCCGTTAGAGTCGTAATCAACCAAGTATAGGTCATCTCCAATATCGTATTTTTGTTCTAGTACTACGTGATGGTGAAAGTATAATGTGTCTCCCTCACGGTTGGCAAATCCAGATGGACAGCTTACAATCTTACCGAGGTTAACACGGTTTTCAAATTCATTAAACTTTGTTACTAGCTTTAGAGTAGTGTCTTCAGTAAGTTTAATTTCATCTTTAAACTTTTGCGGGATGTGTACGATAAATTGACGTAATGGTTTCATACTATTCAAAGTTTAAGTCGTACTCTAAAATACAGGGCATATCATCTATAGCCTTCCACAGCATAGTCCCTTCCTCGTTTTCAATGTATATAAGATACCGCTTTTTACTATGATGGTGCAGATGCGCCTCATCTTCCGTGATTGCGACTACTTTTCCAGAGCCAGCACGCATACCTACATAGTATGCCATAGCGTCCTTGGGGTCGCGCCCAATTACAATCTTTCTAATCATCTTTATTTAATTTAAATGGACCTAGGGTCCAACTGCTAATTTACATTATCGTTGCCGAAGTGTTTTAGCCACCAGTCTATAGTGCCTTCCTTCGGCTGGTCATTTTCTACATCCATTCTGTACGCTTCCACACAGTAGGAAAGTAGGTCGTCTAGTTCATCCTCGTCCGTTACAGAGAATGAAGAAAGTAGACTCATATCTGCACGCTCGTTACCTTCCTCGTCCATATGCTTAGTCTCCATATCTAAAAACCCTATGGCGATGCAGGCTAGGAACTCATCACTAAGGTCGTGTTTCTTCACGACCTCGTTAATAGCTACAATGAGTTCTTGTATTTCTAGGATGCAGTCCTTTTGTCTTTCAGTCATATTAAATTATGTTTCCTTTTTCTTTTACTTGGAACTTAACTTGCGTTTGAGGAGTGACGTTTACGTTACCAGAGGTTGACTCTACAACTATTCTCATCTTCTCCCCATCGTTGATTATAAATACGCCCCAGAAAGAATCAACTTGTAGTCCTGCAGAACCTTTAGTTCTTATAACTTGCTGCTTGGTTACCCAAGAAGGACCAGCGTTTGTTTGCAGCTTATAGGTAATGTCTGAGTTAGGGCTTAGCACATCTGTGTATGCAGCAATATCAATGTAAACAACTTGAGGTGACCCAGAGCTGTTTAGTATCTCTGAAGCTGCAGGCTGAGAAAGCTTTGCTGGTGACTGCCCAAAATGATAAGAAGTGTTTTCTGTTTCGTTATCAGGCGCTGTAAAGTCTAAAACCTGCGTCGAAGAAGCTCCTAGGAAGTAGACATTTGGAATGACACCTACAAACATTTCTTCGTGCACACCAGTTATGGAAGATGCATCTACATTAAATGTAGGGTATGTTCCCGTTACACTAACACCACCAGAGCCTGTGATAGCTACCGTTTGGTCTGGAGCAGAGTTCGTCAAGGTGAAGTTAGGATAAGCACCGCTTACGGCAATGTCTACACCTGTTAGCGCTACCGTTTGGTCTGGAGCACTGTTTACAACAGTAAACGTAGGGAAGCCCCCAGTGATAGTAATCCCACTGCCTCCTTGAACGTCTGGCAGCTGAAAGGCTGAACCTACTAGTGTTCTGGATACTATTTCGCTACTGCTATTTAAAAATAGCCCCTCTGTTTCAGTGGTTCCAGCCGCGGGTGCTGAAGTAAATGTTACTTTACTAACACCTATCCCTGTTGTAGATAGGGATAGACCAGAATCTGTTGCATCGCCATCTTGAACAACGCTGAAGCCAGCGTCTATAGAACTTGATGTTATTTTTAACAGCGTTCTGTATGTGTCTTTAATCTTTGTATCTGTAAGAGTTGCCATTTGAGTATCTTTGTATTCTATGCAAATTTAATAAAAATGGCGAAGCGTTCTAAAAAGAGTATGTTTCGGGACTTTAAGTATAAAGACTCAGAAAAGATAGGCAGGTCGTATCTAAAGTATCAGAGACTAGTGATGCGTGATATGATAGGAAACTACGAGGTTACCGAGAGAGAAGTAAATTTTATGCTGTTTATCTATGACTATGAGTTCTTTACTATGGACCACGTCTCAGAGGTTTACTTCTATAACAGAATAAAGCTAGCACAACGACTGATGTATCCTTTGCAGCGAAAGGATATCATATATAAGTACTACAATAGATTGGCCCCAGCAACCCACCTTGATGCTATGTTTAATGAAAACAAGTGGAAGTACAAGGTTAGGTACGCCTTAACCCAGAAGGGTCGGCTTATGGTACAGAAATACTATAGGAAGATAGAAGGGGAGGAACAGATTAATGTACCTACCCGTGCGTAGCCTTCACACGGAAGGGAGCTTTTAGTGAAGCATTCTCGTGCGGCACGAACTTGCCTTTATGAGGCATAAGGTAGTGTCGCCCCTTCTCAGTCATCCAATGATAACCGGAAGGAGCTTCTACCATTACTTTTTTACGCTGTGCTTTCATTACTTTTTACGGAGCATCATAAAGTCAGAACCCGTAATCTTTCCATCCTTATTGGCATCAAGTTTAACCTGTCCGCCTTTTAGATATTTTTTTAGCTTGCCACCGGTACCAAACTTAGGAGACTCTCCTTTAGGAATAGACAACCCTACGTTATTATACGCAGGCTTCATCTTAGTAGATGTTTTCTTAGCTCTCTTTGCCATCTCAGCATACTTGGCTTTCTTAGCAGCGGATAAAGGCATACCG